TAATAGAACAAGTTAAGTTATCCTAGAATTAAATGATATACCTTATTTTAGAAAAAAGAAAGGGAGCCGAAGCTCCCTTACTATATTCGAAGAACGAATTATGCTCCTGGGGAACCGTAGATTCCACGCCAGTCACTAAAGCCGAAAGAATATCTTTCTCTTGCTTTGTATCTAACGTTACCAGTCTCAAAATCACCTTCCATGCCTGTTGACATAGGAGATCTAACGAAGTGTTTAAGTCCGTTAGGTGCATCTGTTTTTATAAAGAATGCATCAGTATCTGTTAAGTAATGATTTACAACATATCCTTCAGGGAGCATGCCCATGTTTTTCAATGCGTTAATATCATTATCAGAAGTACCAACTCTACCTGGAGTCTGTAAGACTCTATCAGCTACAAATTGTAGTTGTGGTGGTATAATTAGTTTTCTTGCTTGAACATTTACTTTAATGCCTCTTTCATCAACAAACTGTGATATATCGATCATCGCGTTTTCTAATGAAGTTTCATTCAAGTCAGCTGCTACACTAGGCTCATTTGACTGATCGCCACCTGATAAGGTAGGATGGTCAGTTGTCATGAGTGGTTTGCCGTCGCCTCCTGGGAAGGAAGTTGAGAAACCGTTATTTAGTACATTCGCTGCTTTCACTTGCTTAGTAGTAGCCATTGATCTAGCTAAAGCTTTTGTGTATCTTGAAGAAAGACTATCATAAAGGTTATCCTCTATTGCTTCTTCTGTTAACGCAAACGCTAAAGCTACAGTCTCGTGGCTGTACCTTGCTGTGAAAGTTTCTTGTGCTGTATCATAAGTTACAGATGAGCCTTCGCCTTTGACTGGGGCTTGTCCGAAACCTGATAACATTACTTCTTCCTCAAACGCTCTATCTGAATTTTCTGTATCAAAAATTTCAGAATGTTCGTTTTCGTATCTGTCGTACTCAAGACCAAAAAGTGCATTTAGTCCTGGTTCGAGTTCTTTTACTAATTGAGCTCTATTTATTGCCATTTTAAATTACCTTTTAGCTATTGCCGAATGCAGAAGCTGGGAACGTTACATAAACTCTAGCGTGTTGCCCAATAGAATTGTTTGGTTTCTGTGGGAAACCTACTACTGTTGCGATACCACTAGAAGTTGTAGTTGTTACACCTTCTTTTGATCGACCTGTTGAAGTATTACCTGCGGTAGTACTAATAGTATTTGTTGTGCCGATAGATGCTTGAGTAGGAGTCCCAGTTGACTGAGCCTCATAAACAATATCTGGATCAACATAAACAAATGCTTTAGCATTCGCAGCACCTAAAGTCGCAACATCTGCAGTCCACGTGTTCGAGAACACTACTGATCCGTCTGTTGCTTGAAATTCTACACCGTAAAATACGCCAAGTGGGGTGCCTGTTGCAGTCCCTTGTATAACCAAACCACTAGATAAATTAACAACATCACCTGAAAAGATAGATGCGTTAGTTCCGCTTGCTATTGCAAACTCTGAAGGTCGGATTGTACCACCTGACATATGATAAGCTGGTGTGAATCCATCTGGGGCGTTTGTATTTGCCATTTTTAATTCACCTTATAAAAATAAATTTTATTAAAGTTCTTAACCTAAATTAAGAACCACCTTTACCAAATGTAATCTTGGATGTTCTACTAGGTGTACTAATAGGCATCACTTGATTACTTTCTCGCATAAGATCATTATCGACTGCTTGAATCTGTTGGTCGGCAACATTTTGATAGTATGCCCTCCTTTCATCTACAGTTTCCTTGGGGATCTTAGCTAGAATTAAGCCACCAACTCCTATGACACCAGCATGTTTACCATCATCAACAGTGGGAGCTTCAAAATCGGGGTGATCATCTGCTCTTACGGGTTCCCAACCTTCACGAATACGTTTTGACATATTCGCTGGGTCAGTTTGACCTATCATTGATTCTCGTATCCATCTGTATACATATCCCTGCGGTGGTGTAGGGGCGTCTAATAAAGACGGGGGTTGCCAAGGTTTACGACGAGATACTTTATCTCGACTTTCAGCAGATCGTGGAGAACGATCTGATTCAGTAGTTTTAATTTCATCTACCATTTTTTCTACTCCTTAATATGCTTAGCATATTCTTCTAGTGGCACACCTAATCTTTTCGCTATCGCTACTTGACTCGGTGTGAGTTTTATAGTTCTACGTGATCGAGCTCTTGTAGTTCCAACACCTTTGCTAGAACCAGCTACTGTCTCTCTCACCTCTTTTTGAGTATTCCCTAATTTATGAGGGAACGACTCAGCAAGTCTTTTATCTACTTCAGTATAATATTCGTCTGAAGTAGGATCATAACCTTCACCTTCTGTGAGCTGTCTATGGAACGCAAATGCTGCAGTTGTCATAGCTAAGTCATCACCAAACCAACTATTTTTATCTGCCCAAGCTTTTGCTTTTGGGTCAGGCTGTGGAGCCTGTTGCTGCTGGGCAGGTTGCTGATTGTATCTAGTGTCAACCCGTTGCTCTACTTGAGGTTGTTCTACTTGTTGAAGTTCTGCTTTAGGTCTTACCCTTTTTAAGCTTTCTTCTTCAACTGCCAACTTAGCTAAATCCTTTTGAGCTTCCATTAAAGCGTCTGTGTCACCAGACTCATACGCCTTTTTGTAACTCTCCTGGGCTGAGTTTAACTGAGAACTAACTCTCGTACTATATTCATCATATAGGTTCTGATCGGTTTTTGAAAGTTTATTTTTAGTTTTATTTAATTCGTCCTGAACAGATTGGGCATATTCAACTGCTGCTTGCTCTCTTCTTTCTGATTCCCTAACCTTATAAGTTAGTTTATTGATACGTTTTTTAACGCCTTCGCTGTAGTCTTCAATCTCATCTTCTTGTTCTGATTTAGCAACTACTTCTTCTTTTACTTCAGATTCGGCTTCTTCCGTTTCACTCTCTGGGAGTTCTACTTCTGTACCTTCATCTTCTTCTATTGTTTGCATAGCTTCTTCTGCCATGTTTTACTCCTTATGTGCGTAATGAATTTAAGCTGATTGTATGTCTTCAGGATTGGAGACTACAGCTAAAATTTCATCATCGTTTAATAAACGCAGTTCGCCACCCTCAATCTTGAGTCTGGCTCCTGCATACCTGCCAAATATCACCCAGTCTCTAACTTGACACCATGGACCTTCAGGGAATTTATTCCCGTCACGGTAGGCATCTGGACCAAGTGCTACCACAAACCCAACATTAGTACCAATACGTTCTTTTTCTAATACTGAGTCTGCTAAATAAATACCGCCTTTAGTCTTTTGTTTGGGACTAAAAGGTAGTATCAATATTCTGTATCCCGTTGGTTTGGGAAGTTTTGATTGTAGATCCTCGTCTTCGTGTACACTTTCGGGAGTCACGGTAGGTGACTTTTCCTCTGGTTGTATGAATCGTTCTACTTTATCTGGAATTGGTTCTCCGCCTGAACCGAAGGCTTCTATTGCTTTTGACATTATTCGTCATTATCCTTGTGCAGGTCTTGTAATAATGAGAGAGTAAACGACAGACCTGTAATTTCGCCTACTATCTTTTGGTAACTTTCGAAGTTTTGAACTCCACCACCAGCAAGAGTATCTTTTAATTGCTCTTGTCTTTCTATAATTTGTTTACGTAACTTATCTAACATACTAACTATTTTTTCCTTGACTTAGCACCAGAACATTTCCAACGCTTACGTGATAAATTGTTAGGAGTATTAGGGTTATTTCTTTTCTTTTTAGATAACCTTTTCTTTATACCTAAACTTCTAGCACAATAGGAATCACCTTTAGATGTTCCTGGTTTTACCCTAGGACCTCCACCTTTGGCTTTACCTGCTTGCCCGTAACTAACTTTTTTACCAGACTTAGTTACTTTAACCCTAGCTTTTCCTCTTCTAGGTTTAGCCATGGTTTTGGGCTCTTCGGCGATTAGCATTACCAGCTATCACTTTACCGCCTTTGTGCATCATTTTAAAATCTGTACCAGATATTTTACCGTCTTTATTTTTGTCTAATTTTTTCTGACCACCGTGTAATTCACCACCGTGGGATTTTTTAGCAGTCTTTGCTGCGTCTTTAAAGTTTTGTGCTGTAGGTGCACCTTTAGTTCCAGGTTTTCTCATTTTTTCACCTGAGCCTGCTTTTATTCTTCTACGTTTAGCTTGTATATTTGCGTATAGTCCTGGTTTAGCCATTATTTATTAAACCCCTTGCCTTTAGTTGCTTTACCACAACCTCTAGCCATTCCTCTCTTTTTACTTGCTTTACCGCCACGATTCATTTCTTTCTTTTCCCCGCCACGATTCATTTTTTGCATACCTCTATTCATTAGGGTCTCCTTAAATGTTTTTTGGCGTCGTTCATTGAAACTCCACCTTTGTTCATATTTTTCATCTTCGAATTTTTCATTATAGAACCGTCAGGCATTTTATGGAAACC